ACCCGGGTGGTTTGGTGACCTGGTCGGTCAAACATTCCGCTACCCCCCCGGCCGGTCGAGATGGACTCAGCCGCGGCGCCGTCGACGGTCGGCCGTCGTCTTCCGTTGGTGGCAGGGCCGGCAGAGTGATTGAAGGTTTCCCGGGTCCAGCCGCCTCGGGTCGCCCGGACCATCGAACGGAATGATGTGATCCACTTCGTCCATCGTCCGCACCCGTCCACGACGACGACAGTCCTCGCACAGCGGATGCTCAGCGGCGTGACGTGCACGAAGGACGACCCACGCCTGGTCATACCCTCGAGCGTCGGCCGGTGCACGCCTGGCCCAGTGCGCCGCCTGGCAGGTTGGACATCGCTGACGACCTGAGAACAGATGACCACGCGAACAGAGGCGGGACGGTGCGCGAGGCATGCGACTAGACCCGTCGTGCGGCCTGGCCTGGACCGGGTGCCGGTTGTATCGGCCCCCAGCGCCGGCCGGCCTGGAACTGTCGAGACATTCACTGCGGACCATCCGAGACGGGGCCGCCCGCACGGCCGCCCGGGTATTGCTGCTGCCGCTGGAGCAGCCGAAACAAATCCCGCGCGGCGTGCCGGCCTCGATACAACAAGAGGGCCTGCGCTTCCTGCGCGAGGAGCAGCAGCACGAGGACACACACGAGCGCCAGCTGCGACCCACGATAGACGGCGACGATCAAGACGACGGTGCCGAACAATCGCAAGAGATGCAGAAGGACGATCATCGGCGGTCCTTCGGCGGCGCCGTGTCGCCTGGCAGTAATCGAAGACTGCCGGTGCCGTCTTTGTAGAGCGCCGCGATTTGCGGCAGCACGGTTTCCCCGACGGTGCGGCCGTCGGGCATCTGGATGTACGGCAAGAATTCCTGCTCGAAGGTCGCGACGTGACTTTGCACGGCCTCGAGTTTGGCCTTGACCACGAGGAGCAGCGCGCGCCAGCGCTGTCGGGTGTCCTGGTCGATGCGCCCCTGGCCGACGCGCCGCTTGTAATCGTCGGTCTTCGGCATTGGCAGACTCATGCGAATGTTGCGGTCCTTGAACCGGAAGGCAATCATCGCGGTCGAGGCCTGGCCGTCCCAACCGGCCATATAACCATCGGCGCCGTACTTCGTCAGCAGGCGCTCGATTTCCGCCTTCGATCGTTCGACGGGGACGACGGTTTCGGCGGCGTATCTCGCATCACGCACGCGTGCCTCCCTTCGGGCGTCGACGGCCGAAACGGTCGCGCGCCGGACAGGTTGCCCAGTGAGTATCGCTGCTCTCGAAGTACCCGATGACCTTATGCGTGGCCGGGTCTTCCTCGAGCCGCACGGGTCGGGCTCCGATGTTCATCGGCATCGACTTCTCCTCGAGCGTGCGGTACCAGTTGATCGGGGCGCGACAGCTCGAGGCACTGCAGACGCCAGATTTTCTCGAGCCGACCAGGAGACGAATCAAGGCCATTGCACTTTTTGTCGTCGTCGCCGATGAATGTCGTACGCATCTCGCTCCCGATGCAGCCGCTGAATAACCTTCGTCAGCGCCCGGATGATCGTCGCGTGCGCTTCGTCCTCGTATCGTTTGATGCGCCGCAACATTTGCCGTTCTCGCATCGTCAATCCATCTGCCGAGACCCGATGACGAGTACGTCCCCGACGATGTAATCCCACGGCGCGATGGCATCGAGGACGCGCGCCAGGCGCGTGGCCTCCTGGTTCACCTTCAAGTGGTGCTGTTTCCCGAATTCGTTCAGGACCATCAGCTCGCCGGAATTCAACCGCAGGACCTCGATGCAGCCGCCGACCGCGGCCTGGAGTTCCTCGAGCGTGTAGCGCACGCCGTTCTTCGGGCCGAACGGTTGCCCGACGCCATCGACCGTGATGCGCAGACTCATGCGGTCGGCCACTCCCAGAGGCCGCGAACAATGCCGCCGCGCGCGGCCGGATTCCGAATCGCGCGGAGTTTGACGGAACTCTCGGCCCAGTTGCGCCTCGGGGCGAGCGTGCGGACCTGCACGAATCCGGCGGCCCGGAGACTCGCGCCGGATTCCCCGGTCTCGGTGTACGTCACGATGCGCGTGTATCCCATCGCACGCGCCGCGGCCCGACAGGCGCCGTACAATTTGGAATTCGCATTCCGGGTGCCGTCAGTGCAGGTCCGCGTAATTTCCGCCGTGCGGCCGTCATCGAAGTACCGAGAGATGGGACGGCCGACCATCGCCACGCCGACCAGGCGGCCCTCGAGCTCGACACCAAGGGCAAACTTACAGCCGCGGGGTTCGCGATGATGCCGGTGATACTGCGCGACGAACGCGCAGGCCGCCTTGAAGGTCACCGGCACGACGACGAGCTCGGGCTCGGTCACACCGGACTCCCGTCGAGATTCCGCAGGCCTTCCCCGGAGCCCCAGACTTTCGCATCGGTGTGCTTGACATCGTCGAACGCGCAGCAGCCGAGGAAGCCGTCGAGATTCGCGTCGTCCTCGGTCGGCGTCGGATGATCAAACATCAGGTACGCGCATCGCTCGAAGGCGCGGAGCTTGTGCAGATTGCCGCGCTCGCCAAATTGGTGCAAGGTGTCCACGATGCGCGCTTGCCATTCGTCCGCGAGCCACTCCGGGGCACCCTGGTAATTGATGCCGTTCACGTCGCCGCCGAGGTCATCCCAAAACCCGTAGCGTCCGCGCGGGTCGCCGTCGGCAAACCAACTCGTGACGTGTGGACTGAAGTGGAGCCAGCACGAGCAGACGGCGGCGTGCGCGCGTTGCCCGACTGATTTGCAGATGCCCTTCGTGATGTCGCCGGGCGTGTTGAACAAATCCATTTCCCAGGCCGGGATGATTTCATCCACGACACCGGCGTTCGTCAGGGCATCGAGAATCGGGAAGGCATAATCCTGGTACTGCTGCACGGTCATGTCCTTCGCCTGAAAATATTTCGAGGCGAGGAACGAGCAGACGTACAGGCCGGTCGCGTGCAGGCGGCCGTGATTGTCCACGACTTGCTGCAGTGAATGTCCCGACCCGGGCGGCCGCGGCCGCATGCCGGGTCCGGGTGTATTCGGGTCTACCGGGCCCATTTCATCGGGCGGCGAGAGGAAGACGTGCGTGTACCCGTTCCGAAAATTCTGGTCAATCCATCGCTCTTGCCAGTCGAGCGGGTACCGATCAAAAAACCACGAGAGGAAACGATTCTGCGCCGGGTAATTGCTCGAGCCGCCAGGCACGAAGGGCAGGCCCTCGAGCGTAATGCCCCAGCAATCGGCCCGGAGGTAATCGCGCTCGTGCGGCGGCGTCCAGGGCAGGGTCGAGTACACCGTGATGCCGGTCGGCAGGGGCGGCAACGGTGCGCGATTCTCCGGTGCCGGCCGCGCCGAACGGCTGCCCGCCGTCATCATCATCAGCAGGCGGCGGTCCATCACGACACCTCGACACAAAACCGCACGTACGAATTCTCGACGCCGTTCCAGGGGCGGTCGGCGACGAGCGTCTGCCCGACGCGCCGGAAACTCTCGAACGAGCCGCCAGGTGATGCGCGCCATTCGTCCTTGCCCTGGTCGGTCACGCAGTAGATAGGATTCGCGCGTTCGTCGGCATCCGCACTCGCCAGGCGCGCGACCGAGCTGTAGCTCTCGGTCCCGTCGGCGTTCGTGATGACGTTGAATTTCATCACGGCGAAATTCGGGTTCGTTTTCTCGTACTTCGTTTCGATGAATACCATCTCAGGTCCTTTCGGTGGTTCGGGCTCCGGCTCGGGCGGTTGCGGCTCGGGCTCGGGCGGTTCGGGTCCTGGTTCGGGCTCGGGCGGCGCGACGGCCGGCAACTCGCCGAGGCCGACGCGGACCTGCTCGGCCAGGAGATTCGCGTACGCCTGCTCGAGCTCGACGTGCCCGGTTATACCGTTCGCGCGTAGATATGAAAACGGCGCGATGACGACGATGCGCGCCGAGAGGTTGACAATGTCTGACAAATACCCGAGGCCGGCGAGGACCTGGTCCACCGTGAAGAGTTCATCCGGTGGAGCGCCGCCCATGCAGTAGAACATCGGGATGACACCGATGGACCCGGACCAGGCCCCGAGGAGGGCCTCGACCTGGCGCTGCCAGCGGGTGACCGATTGCGCCAGGGTCTCGGCCTCACTCAGATACAACTCGAGCGTCGGCAGGTCGTACTCGCGCAGGCCGGCCGGCAGCGTCCAGTCGTCCGTCGAATCATGCGCAAGCACGAGCCGGGTCTCGTACTCGAGCGCGAGGGCGAGGGCCGCCGTCGGGTCGAGGGCCTCGGTGTAAATCCCCTCGAGCTCGCCGCGCCACTGCAGGGAATCCTCGGCGACGAAGCACGGCCGGTCGAGCAGCTGCCCGGTCTGATTCACGACGATTTCCATCGGCGCGGTCGAGGCGCCGTCCGGGTCCTTGAACGGCGCGACGACGACGGGATGCGTGAAGGTGAACGTCGGAATCAGGACCGACGGCACGAGCGGGACGCGCGGAACCGACCGATCAATCGTCAACGTCTGCACGTCACTCGGGCCTTCACCCTGCGTGAGTGACCAGGCGACGATCAGCGACCCGTGGACGTTCCGAATGTCGTGATTGAAAAACGTCGGCGTGGTCCCGAGGATGTACCCGTCAATCGCGCCATCGAGTTGCACGACGAACCCGAGACCATCCGCCCAGTACGCGAGCCAGTCCCCGTCATCCATCGTCGCGAGGAGAACGCCTTGCGCATTCGCGGCCGCCGGCACCGGAATCAGGCGCCCATACGCGCCGCCCTGGTAGATCAACTGACCGGCCCCGAGGACCTGCACGCCGTACGGCACGATGCCCGGGATGTCGTGCGTCACGCCGTTCGGATCTACCAACACGAGGCCGTACCCGATGGCCCGGTTCGGGACGTAGGCAATCGCGCCATCGGGGCCGACCGCATGCGGCCCTGGCACGCCGGCATCCGGCAGGGCCCCGAGTGACCCGTAGGCGCCGGTGCCGGCCCGCCAGGCAATCCAGCGGCCGCCGTCGGCGGCGAAATCGTTCGGCCCGATGTCGATGACCAGCGGCGACACGTCGCCCGGATGCCAGGTCGCGAGCTCGGCCTCCATCGGGGCCGGGGCCGGAATCGACAGGAGGACCGTAGACGCGTCGAGCGGAGCGCCGCCGCCGAAGGTCTGAAACGGGTACGGCGTGCGGTTGAAGGACCCTTGCACGCCGGCCACGCCGGCCAGAACATCGCCGTTCGCATTCAGTCTCGGCATTTAGCGGGCCCTCCTCGAGCCGTCGGCAGTCTCGGTGCGGCGTAACTCGGTCACGCCGGCGTAATAGTTCGCGAGCTCGCGCCGGGTCATCGTCTCAAGCTCGACGTGGAGGAGGCCGATCAGCCGACGCCTGGCCTTGAGGACCGCGGCCGACATCGCGAGGACATCGGCCGTACTGCCCGGGTCGTTGACCTCGAGCCGCGCGTAAATCTGCAACGCGCGCCGGACAGTCGGCGTCAGGCGGCCGTCGGCCTTCGGTAAGGACCGGCTGCGGAGTCTCATACCAGGAGCCAGGCGAGGACGACAATCGCGAACGCTGCGCGCGTGAGTTTCTCCGGAAGTTTCTCGGAGAGATACGCCGACACCGCGAACAGGACAAACGCCAGGGTGAAGAGCAGCAATCGAATGGACAGCGTCATCAGTGGACCTCCGGTTCATCGTCGTCGTCTCGATCATTCGCGGCCGCGCGTCGGGCATCGAAGGGTTCGTCCTCGCCGCCGGCGTCGGTGTCAGCGACGGCCGGCTCGCGCGTGACGCGGACCTTCACGGTCTCCTCGGGCTGCTCGAGGAGAATCTCGATGCCATCGTGGCGGTACACGGTTTTGCCGTGCTTCTTCATCAGCGAGGTCGTCTGGACTTTCAGCGCGTGCTCCCGTTGCGTGAGCTCCATCCGTTGGTCGCGCAAATCGGCATACGCGTGCGCCGCGTCCTCGAGTTCGGGAATCGCCCGGTGCTCGAGTTCCGGCAACGGCATCGAGCGCGGACTCGGAGGATTCGACGGCACGGCCGTCAGGGGTTTCCGTTTGCTCATGGTGTCCTCGCAAAAAGTCATCGAGAATCGACTGCGCAATCTGCTCCTCGAGCCACTCGGTAACTTGCGCGCGAACGTCGGCCGGAGATTCCGGTCGGCCGTCGGGTGTCATACGAAGGCCTCGAGCGTCAGCTCGGTCTGTTCCGGGTCCGGCAGCGCGGCGTCCTCGAGCGTGATGCGTACCTTCGGGCCGGCCGGATAAATCGCGTACTGCTTCCGCGCTAGGAGGGTGACGACTTGCTTGTCATCGAGGTAGAGAACGCCGGTCAGGGCATCGAGAATCGCGCGAAGTAATTTGTCGATGTCGGGCTTCGTGACGTGATGCGCCGTCTTCACCGAGACCGGCCGCGCGAGCGCGAAGTCCACCGTGAGGACGACGGGCCCGAGGAAGGGGCCGCCGGTCGCTGCGACCTGCGCACACGAAGCGACCAGGCCTTGCCATTCGTCGGCGCGTGGATTGTTCCCGGTGACGATGGCCCGCGGCGCGCGGCCGGCGGCGTGCGCTTGATCGGCCCACGATTTCGGCACGAAGGCCTGCATGCTGCCCTTCGGCCGTGCGATGCCTTTGACCTCGAATTCAACGCGACGAAGCGGCCGCGTCACGCCGGCCTCCGGTGCCGTCGACGGTCGGCGTGGTCGAGGGCCTCGAGTGCGCAGGCGAGGGCCTGGCCGTCGGGATACGCAAAGCCCTGGCGCGCGAGCCGGACCTTCACGCCTTCGAGCCAGTTGCTCGTGCCGCCGGTCGGGTCGGTCTGCTGTTCGTCGCGGAGCATGGCGCAGAGGACCCGGTGCGTCGGATTTTTTTTCTTTTCGTTTTTTTTCGTTTTCCGCAGACCGCGCGCGAAGCGTGCGGTTATACCACTGTCGGTACTAGAACCCGGAAGGTGCGGTCGTGCCTTCTTTGGTACTAGTACGTACGTACGTACATGGCTCGTGGTACCGCGCGCGCGCGAGTCCTGGTCGGAGTCCGCGCCGGATGTCCGGCCGATGTCCTTCCGGACATTTGACTCGGCCCCGGTAAACCGGCCTCCATCTCGATGTCGCTGTTTTGATTTTTCCTCTCGCCATTTGCGTCGTTTTTCCTTGATGTCCGCGGACGTTTTGTTCCAATCCTCGAAGTCATGAATCTGAAATCCGGCGCGGAGTCTGCGCCAGAGTCCGGCGCGGACAAGTGCCTCGGCGACTGTCAAACTGCGCGAGACCAGGCGCGAGGCGACGACGATATCGGTCGGGATGAAGCCGTCGGTCAGGTTGCCACTCGCGTAGCTGAGACCTTCGAGGAAGAGTGCGACGGACCGGGCGCCGCCGTCCTTCTCGCGGCCGCCGAGTCGTTCGCCGGCCTTCAGAATTTTCGGATGCGACGGCAGTCGGTCATCGACGTAGAGCATGGCCCTGGTCACCCGAGTCTCGTGATGTCGAGCGTGAATCGGCCTTTCGGGTCCACGCGCGTGTACTGCTTTTTGAGTTGCGTCTCTAGGTCGGCCGGCAGGTCGAGCCGTGACTGCTTGCCCCACTTGCCGGTAATCGCGAACGGGCCGATGACGCCGGCCGTGACGCCGCGCAGATGCTGCTTGGCTTCTTTGTCCAGGTCGAGGAATTCCTTGCCGGCGGCCTTCACGGCTTCACGGCGCTCGAGGAGGGCCTCGAGTGTCGGGTCGGTCAGCACGCGATAGGCCTCGCCGCCCTCGAGTGGAGGATTGCAGACCGCGCCGTACCACGGACACCGACGGCACTCACTCGGATCATCGGGGAGAAACGGCGGCAGCGTGCCGGCAATCACGGCATCGAGGACGCGCTCGGCCTTGGCGAGGAAGGCCTCGACCAGGTCGAGATGATTATCGAGCGTGACCGGAATGACTTTCGGTAGGCCTGACCTATCGAGTAACAGGAAACCATAGGGTTCACCGGCCGCGAATAAGTAGGTCAGTAACTGATAGGCACCGGACTGCGTCCAGGTGTTCTCGAGCACGTCCTCGAAGCGCTCGATGTCGTCCACGATGCGCGGCGACCAGGCCTTGACCTCGAGTGGCGGCCGCCCGGTCGGCCCGAGGTCCAGGCGCGCATCGACTTTGCCGGAAATCGCGACCCGGCCCTTATGGTCCTTCAGGACAAATCGTTCCTGCTGACCGATGACCGTGAACGCCGGCGTTGTATTGCGACCGACGCGCGCCAGGTCGGTCAGGAGGTCCCGCTCGCGATCATTGCCGCGCCGGAATCGGGCGAGGACCTCGGGCGGAAACGGCGGCAGCTTCTCGGGCTGCGTGAGTTCGTACGCCGCGCGTCGGTCGCACACGCGAAAAGCACTGGCGTACATGTACGGGTGCGGGACCGAGGGCCGCGCCTCGCGCTCGAGCTCGCGCCCGAAGCCCTCGGTGATGGTCTCGGCGAACGCCAGGACATCGATCATCGGTGCCCCTTCTCCGCATTGCACCGGGCGTGTACGGCCTGGCAGTTCTCGCTGTTCGTCGGGCCGCCCCGGGCCCACGCAATGCGATGGTCGCCTTCGATGGAGTCGCCGCCGAGAAACTCGAGGTCACAGTACGCGCACCGACGGTGCTGACGGTCGAGCGCGGCCCCGGTCTCGACCATCGTGAACGTGCGCCGCGGGTCGCGAATGTCGCCGGCGTGGGGTTTCTCGAAGCGCGGCCGATGCGGATTCGCGTGCCGATCAATCTTCGGCTGCGGCGACCAGAGGCCGCGGTCGCACCGGAAGGTCATCGTCTCGAGCGGTTGGACTTTTCCGAACCGGCCGCGGGCGTCCCGTTGATGCCAGCCGACGAGATGCCCGGTGTCATCGACGTACGAGGTCCGGACGCGCATGCCCTGGAATTCTCGAAACGGCTTCGTGGGCGGGTCACACCGGACGCACGTCAGGCCGAAGAGCAGCACGCGTTTACCGGACACCGGCACCCAGGTCTTCACGTACTCGGCCGCGGGCCGCACGCGCCGGCACTGCGGACAGGTACGGGCCGGCAGATACTCACGGAACGTCAGCCGCGCGCCTCCGGGCAAGGTCGCGCTGCCGGTCAAAGAGAGATCAGGGGCGCGGTCGGTGTCGTCGAACAGGGTGACGCCGCGCGCGAGATTCACTTGAAGACCTCGCCCACGGGCGGCGGCTGCTGCTCGGTCTTCGCGGTCTTCGTCGTCCCCGGCGACATCGCGGCGGCCTTCGTGGTCTGCGCCTTCTCCCACTCCGTCGCATCGACAAACCACTTTTTATCTTCGTGGGCTTTGAACTTCGGGCAGTAGTACAGGCCGCCCTTGCCGTCCTTCGGGCCGCGATAGACGCCTGGCGTTTGACAGTGCGGGCAGAGCGGCGGCGTCACCGTCGGGGCCTTCTCCTGGCGCCCGGTCAGGCGTTCGGTCTGCGACCCGTACCCGCGGCCCCTCGGGCAGCGGTCGGTTGTCTTCGAGGTCCCGGTCCAGGCCTCCTCGAGTTCCTGCTTCGGGACATTTTTCAGGGCCGCGAGCTCACGCGTGATGCCGCCATCGAGATTCGCGCGGGCCGCCTTCCGCACGGCCATCTCGAGCGCCGCGCCGTGCTTGTCCTTGCAGAAGTCCTCGCCACTCGACCGGCCGCCTTCCATCTGTTCCACGATTTCGTGGGTCAGCGTGCACTCGCCGTCGCCGGTGATCAGGTACATGAAATCGCGCGGGTCTTCGCCGACGACTTTCTGCATCGGGCTGAGGTTGTAAATCCGAATGCCCCAGAGGGGCCGGACGATGTCGGCCCCGGCGTCCTGCAGGTACGCGTACTCGAGGCCCTCGCGCGTGCGGAACAGTAGCCAGTTCTCCGGGTTCGTCGCCCGAATCGACGCCCGTCGGAGCGTCTGGAGAATCAGCACGCGCGCCTTGATGAATTCCTCGGCCTCCCCTTTATGCGCCGAGAGTTGGACCAGGTCGCTCGGTTCGTGAATCCGGATCAGGCGCGCATCACTCGAGGAGGAGGGCACGTCGATCGTGTCGTCGTCGTCGTCGTCGGGTCGCAGCTGGTCGGCGTGTTCGGTGGGCATAGCAGGATTTACCTCCGACGTTGGTGATAGGTGCTCGGCCGATTCGGGACATCGCGCCCGGTACGCGGACCGAACTGTTCAAAGTCGCAGGCCTGGCAGAGGAGCTCGCCGCTGCCGGCCCGCCGAAGGAACGGCAGGTCACACCGGCCGCACGCCTTCCCGACTTCGTCGCCGTCGCCATCGACCACGAAGTGATCCGGCCACACCCACTCGGTCGTGCCGACCAGATGAATGCGCCAGTACATCGACCCGTCGCGCTTCTGGCAGTGCAGGAGGATGCCGCGCCGGCCCTGCACGCGGACCCGGAGGCCGTGTCGGAACGCCGATTCCCGCAATGCGCGGCGTTGGTCAGACCAGGGAGCAGGCATGGGATGACCTCGAAGAATTTCAGACGCGTGGTTCGGTTGATGTCCGTTTCACTTCGGGCACCGGGAACAGGTCGAGAGGATTGGAGCAGCCCATCGCCCGCGCCACGCTGACGACCGTGGCGTAATTCGAGTTCAGGTACTTGACCGGGTCGAGCTCGAGCCGATCAATCGTCGCGATATCGACGCCGGCCTCGACCGCAACCTGCTCGAGGGTGCGCTTCTCGGCCGTGCGCCGGGTGCGGAGCGCGCTCTTGCGCCTCCGATTCAACCGTTGCCTCAGAAAGCCAGTGGGACGTGCCATTCAGGACCAACTCGCGGATCATACGCATCTATTTGCAAAGTGCAAGGGGTCGGTGTAAATTTCCCGCGGACCCGTTTTGCATAGACGCAAAACATATGTATTTGACTCAATCGGGTTTAGGCCGTAACCCGTTTCTCTAGAGGGGCCTTGGTCACGCAACCGAAAAAATTATCCGATGCAGAACGGCAGCGAGTCGGGCACCGACTTCGCCTCCTCCGACTCGAGCAGCACCTGAAACAGCGCGCCGTGGCCAAACGGGCCGGCGTGGCTCTCGGGACCGTTCGATTGATTGAACTCGGGGACGGTCGAGACGTGCGGCCCGAGAACATCGAGAAAGTCGCGCGCGCGCTCGGCAAGACGCTCGAGGAATTGCGCCAGGCCACACTCGAGGAACGGACCGCGTACCTCAACGCCGAAGACCTGGAATTCGCACAGCAGTTTCATCACGCCGTCCTCGATGTGAAGCTGGCCGTGCGCACCCTCCTCTCGACACCGCTGCGTGAATCGACGCGCCGCACGATTGGACAAATCATGCACGGCCTCGCGACGATGCACGACGACACCTTGCTCGAGATGGCCCTCCTGGTCGTGATGCGGGCGACCACGGCGGCGACGGTTGGGAAGGTCCTTCCCTCGACACCCGCACCCGCGGCCCCGGTCGAGCTGCCCGTGCGTCGTCGCCGCACACGATGACGGCCTCGCAAAACTGACAGGCCCCCCGGTTGGGTATTTCCGCCTGCCCAAATTTACAGATCCATCCGTCTGTTTACTCTGCTAAGGTGACAGCGAGATGAATGCCGCGCCGCTCGGAGGAAGGGAGGACCGACAATCCTATGAGTGCCGTCGCTCGTTTCTCTATCGTCAGGCGTCCGTCACCGTCGAAGATGTCGCTCGATGTTACCGAGGCCTTCAGTCGCATCGAACTCGCGGAGCCGATTGTCGCGTCGGCCGTGCGCGACATCCTCGCGGCCATCGCGGACGGTCTGCCCCTTGACCTCTCGGGGGACGCGCTCCTCCAGTATGCTCTCGCCTCGGCGCGCACACCGGGCCGGATGCTTAAGATGCCGGCAGCCGCCTCGCGCAGACCTTCTCGGCGGCGCGTGTTCCGTCTCACAATCTGACCGCTCCGGTAAGTCGGGAGTAATACCCCGAGTAATACACCGTCCGCGGTATCCTAGGAATCGGCCCCTACGCCGCCCGGGCCTGCTTACGGCGGCCTCTGTGTAAAGGACCATCCTGGTATGACTGACTCTGAATTTCGGCGCTATGCACGCGCCGGCGCGGCCGCCGAGGTCCGGCGGGCCGTGGCGACCTTCCCCGATATCCTGGCCGAGTTGCATCTCGGGCCCCTGACACCCGAACGGCTCGCGCGCGAACTGCAGCAACCTCTCGCCGTCGAACGGGTCGCCCGGCCGCGGCCGCCGCGGGCCCCCATCTCGAAGGCCGTCCGCGCGAAGATGTCTCGAGCCGCTCGGGCCCGATGGGCGAGGGTGAAGGACGGCAGCAAATGAGGGCCGGCACGACGACCTACACCTACGCCCGCAAATCGACCCTGCAGCGGAACGTGACCGAAGATGAAAAATCGGTCGCCCTCCAGACCGAGAACGCCGTCGGGTTCATCCGAGAGAAACACTGGCCGGCACCCGCGGCCGATCAAATGTTTGCCGACGATGCCGTGAGCGGCACGATGACCAGCCGGTTGAAGAATCGGCAGCGGTTGATCGAGAGGATTCTGGCCGACCGAACGCCGCGCCGGATTCTCGCGATGCGGGATTCGTCCCGATTCAGTCGGCGCGATGGGGACCATTCCTTCGGAGAGTTGAAGCGCCTGGCGCAGGCCGGCGTGGAAATCTGGTACTACCAGGACGGCCGGCAGTTCAAGCACGGGACGTTCAGCGATGATGTCGTCGGGTTCATCGACGGCGCGAAGAATCGGGAGTACGTCCGGCAGATTGCGACCTGGACCCGGACGGCCCTCGTGAAGAAAATCAAATCCGGGCACGTCGTCGGCCGGTCGATTTTCGGGTACGACAACGTTCGGAAGATGGTCGGGGAATCGTCGTTCGTCGTGCGGGAAATCAACGAAGACCAGGCCGCGATTGTTCGTCGCATCTTTGCTCGAGCGGCCGCCGGGGCCGGCGGCACGCGCATCGTGAACGAATTGAACGCCGAGGGCCTCCGCACCGTGCGGCAGGGCCCCTGGACCCGTGGCGCGGTTGTCAGCATGCTGCGACGGCCGATCTACTACGGCGGCCCGGTCGTCTACGGCCGCACCACGAAAAAAGATGCCGACGGCGATTACAAATTCACCCGACGCCCCGAGCGCGAGTGGATTGTCGCGCCGTCCAACACGCCGGCCATCGTCTCGGTCGAAGTCTGGAAAGCGGCCGCGGCCCATCGACAGGGACGCACCGACCGCATGGGAGGCCCGAAGGGCGGCCGGCTGCTCGATGGCAACTCGAATTATCGCCTGACCCACTTCGGGCAGTGCGGCGTCTGCGGAGGCACGATGGCGGCCCGGGCCGGCATTCGCAAAGACCAGGGCATGACGTACATCTGCGACACCTACAATCGGAAAGGGCCGGCGGCCTGCACCAACGGCACGCGCGTCGAAGTGCCGATTGTGGACCAGGCCATCCTGCGCGCCATCCTGGCCGAGGCGACACCCGATGCCGACCGGATTCTGAAAAAGTTGGTCGCCCTGTACGACACCCGACGCCAGGGCCCCGGCGCGAAGGGTCTGCGGGCAGACCTCGAGCGGGCCGAACGGGTGCGAGACCGGGCCGCGCAGGCCATCCTTGACCTCGGGAACCTGCCGAAGATTCATCAGGCCTATCGGGACAGCGAGGCCACGGTTGCCCAGCTCCGGGCCGACCTGGCCGCGGCCGACGGGGCGGCGCCCCTGGCCCCGTTGCCGAATCGTGCGACCCTGCAGCGGTTGATCCGGCAGCGGCTCGAGACCTTCACGGCCGAACTCGAGGGCCCGGTCGCGGCGACCCGGGACCTATTCCGGCGCCTGCTCGAGGGGAAGATTGTGTTTACGCCGGCGGCCCCGGTCGAGGCACTGCGCCCCCGTGATCGGCGCTGGTCGAAGATTCCCCGGCGCGATACCCGGGCCTTCCACTTTGCCGGCAAATTGAAATTGCTGCCAATTTTCGGCGGAACCATACCGCAGGTCGGTGCATCCTCCACGGGATGCGGCGAACTGTGGGATGTGCCGTTCGCCGGCCTCGCGGCCTGATTCGTCCCACCTAATCGGCTCGAGGCGGCGTCCGGTCGCCTCGAGCCTGTCTCCTGACCCACCAGCCCCGAAGGCCTCGCGCAATCAACGCCGAGGCCACGCTCGCCAGGAACTCGACCAGGTGCGCGCCGGTGACAATCGCCACGGCTCACGAACCCTCGTCACGCGGCGCGGCGTGGAGCCAGTCGAGTAGTTCGTCGACCTGGTCGCTGACGTGCGTCAGGAACGGGCAGGCCTCGACGTACTTGAGCAGCAGATCGTGCTGGTCCTGCTCGAGCGCGACCTCGATGCCGCCGACGTCGCTGGTCCGCAGGCGTCGCCGGTTGTCGTCGGCCGGTTGCCCGTCCGTCGGGGGCATCGGTTCGGATACCGCCTTCAGCGCGCGCTGGATCTTGGCTTCCTTTTTTCGTTCGTGCGGCGGCCGGCTCGATTGATTGACGGTATTCCCGCCGAGCAGGAATCCGGTGTACAGCAGATCGAATTTCTTGTCGTCGTCACGCGTGAACGTCAGCAGGCGGCGCATCGTCAGACGCCCGCCAGGATGTTCCAGTCCGTCATTATCTGGCTTTCAAGGTCGGCATCCGTCGCAGCCGTGATGACGGCGCCCGAGGGAAAGTCATACGACGTGGTCGCGCCGACCAGGTTTGGACGCTCCACGAGCCAGGACGCCGCGGACTGCGCGGCGCCCGTAAGATTACCGATGACACCGCGTGCATACCCAACGCGCTGCGAATGTGCCGGCGTGCCGGGGTCCTCCTCGAGCACCTGAAACGCGACGGTCGCAATCGCGGCGCGCACGCGGCCTTGGAAGGTTTGGTCGGTCGCGAGGCGTTGCTGCGTGTGAGCATCGTTGGGCATGTCTCTTTCTCCTTTTTATCCTGCGGTCCCGAGCGGTACCCAGAAGCCGGTAAACTGCAAGGTCGACGCGCCGCCGCTCGGCGTCGCGAGATAGAACTCGCCTTTCTTGACTGGACAACAAAATGGAATGTAGTAATTCGACGACATCGACAGCGTGCCGGGACTCCCGAGACTGACGTTGAACGAGCAACTTTGCCGAATCGTCGTCGGCGGATTCGCCGCGTCTGTTTTAATATCAACCTCCCCCAAAAAGGACGGCGCCGAACTGCTCGCGGTCCCGCCGATCAGCACGTAGCCCATGAAGAAGCCGTCCGAGGCCGCCTGATAGACCGTGCCCGATGCGCGTGTCGCCCACGACATCGCCTGTGTCAACGCCGGACTCAGTATTCCGCTGACCGTCACGTTCCCGCCAAACGCCACGTTTGTCGTCCCCGTCGGGACGGTGAGAACGAATGCGCCGCCGGCCGGATTCATTACCGTAAAGTCATACGATGAGCCCGTCGCGCTGATCGCCACGAGCCCAAGGCTAGTGTCCCTATAGACTGAACCTGACCCCGCAAAGGGCGCCGTCAGCAACTGCAGCCCGGTCAGACTTGTTTTGCCGGTCACATTCAGCGTCCCGGCGATGGTTACATTGCTGCCAAACGTCGCGGAATTGCCGGGCACGCTCAGTGTGCCGCTGACCGCCACGTTCCCGCTAAACGCCACGTTTTTCGTCCCCGTCGGGACGGAGAGAATAATAAAGTTGCCAGTCGGATCAAGTACCGCAAAGTCATACGATGAGCCCGCAACGCCGATCGCCGCGAGCCCAAGGCTCGCGCTCCGATAAACCGAACCTGGACCCGGATAGACGGCCGCCGTCTGGAACTGCATCCCACCGCCGACCGCGATGACTCCGCCCGCCTCGCTGACGAGCGAATTCGTCAGCGTGTTCGCGGTCGCCCATTTCGTCAGCGTCCCGACGGTACCGCTGCCGCCGACAGACCCGACGACGTCGCCGACGGGAATCGTACCGACGGTGAACGGCCCGCCGAGCGTCGACTGCCGGACATACTGCGCGGCGCCGCCCGTGCCGGGACCTTTGACCTGCGTAGCGAGACTGACTTGAGTATTGAACATCGTCGGCTCTCTCCTACGGCGTCGTCACGGCGAGCGAGACGAGCGTAATCGGCACGTCGAGATTCGGCGCCGCGTTGTTCATCGTGAACACGCCGAACCCGAACTGGTCGGCGCCCTGGAGCATGAAATCCAGACGCGCGACGGTCAGCAGCGTGACCCACGTCGCGCCGTCGCCGCTGACTGACAAGATCAGATTCGTGCCGTCGTCCTGGACGCGGAACCATTGCGGCGGCGTAATCGCGCGCTGTTCGATGTAACTCGCGCTGACGACTGTCGGGCTCGTCCACTTCTCGCAGCGGATGATGCCGCCGGCGTCGGCGCCGGCGAAGTTGCCGAGACTCCACCACAACGCGACGAAGCGGTTTTGTCCCGTGCCGGCGCCGACCTGGCGCACGACCAGGCCGTACCCGAGAAACAACTTGCAAAAGACCGGCGGCAGGAAGCGGTACGTCACCGTGTACGGCGCCGCCGGCAACGTCTTCACGCGCAGGGCCCAGTTCGTACCGCCGCTCGTGCCGGCGCCGCGCAACGTCAGCCGGCCGCGATCGATCGCGATCGTCGACGCGCCTTGGTTGATCCAACTGAACCCGGTATCGCTCGGTTCGATCAGCGGCGCGAGCGGACCCCACGCATCCCACGACGCGCCGTTGTCGCGGTCGATCGAGAAACCGTCCGTTGGCAGATAGAGACGGCCGCTTGTCGCGGCCGCCGGCCGCGCCGCGAACGTACCCGTAAGCGCGGTACCGACGACGCCGGTCACGAAGTTGTAGTCGACGCGCAGGAGGTCGCCAGTCGCCGGCGCGGTACCGAGCGTGAAGGCCGCCGCGCCCGTTTCGGTGTAGTCGGCCGGCGCGAGGCGTACGCCATTCACATAGACGCGTAGCGTGCCCGACGCGTATGCAACCGCCGTCGTGAAGGCCGTATTGGCGCCGTTGACGGCGCCGCCTGGCGTCTCGTTGAAGGTCCCAGGCGCGCCGCCGGCGGCGTGCCCATCGACGTACGCCTTCGTCGCCGCGTCCTGCGGATTGACCGGGTCGGTGACGTTCGTCAGCTTGTGACCGGCCATCGATTCGTCGGCGGCGAACGGGACCGACCCATTTGCGAGGATGACGCCGGTCGGGGCGTGCGCATCGACGTAGGCCTTCGTCGCGGCATCCTGCGCGGCGCCCGGGTCGGCCACGCCGGTCAGCTTGTGTCCCCCGAGGGGCAGGTCGGCCGTCAGAGGCACCGAACCATCCGCGGCAACGACGGCCTTCTCGAGTTTCGAGAGTTTGATGCCGGCCGTCGCGCTGATTTGCGGGTCGGTAATCGTGCCGGGTTTGATCTGCGTCGTCCCGCGAATCTGCGCGGCGCCGGCAAACGTCGTGGCCGTCGCCGGCAGATATTCCACAATGATGTTTCCGAGGGAGGTCTGCTGCGTGCCGTTCCGTTTGGTCACGCCGAAGGTCATCGAGTCGAAGTGATTCGCGCGCAGGCCGCTCCAATCCTGGCCGCCGACCGGCGTGACGCCGCTCGCGACGGCCGGGTATTGCGTCTGCAGCACGCGCGAGGTGGGCGTCCCGGTCAGGAGGAAATCCACGGCGCCGGTGCCACTCCCGGTGATGCGCGCATTGCCGGACACCTTGACCGCGGCCGCCCCGATGATGCCGAGGGCCGCCGAGCTCGCATGGCCGAAGACGACCGTCGTGCCGTCGCCGAGGACCGAGCTCAAGGTGTCGCCGGCGCCCCCGGTCCCGCTGGTATCGAGCGGGTACTCGTCCACATTGGTGACCGTCCCGGTCTCCCACTGCGCCGTGATCATCGATGTCGGCGCGAGCCCGAGGACGTTGGTCGCGTCCGGCAACGTCAGCGGATTCGCGCCTTCGGCCCCGGCCGCGGCGAGCCACACGAGGTCATCGAAGGAATACGTCCCGGCGGCGTCGTTCGTGTTGCGGACGCGTTCGCTCAGGAGCGTGACCGCGCCCATCGCATCGGACGTGCTGAAACTGCCCGCATCCGTCACGGTCGCATCGAGGGCCGGGGTCGAGGCGTCGGTCGTGACCTGCAGCGAGACGGCGACGGCGACCGCGGAGGTAATCGCGTAATCGACATCGAGCAGCAACCGATACCAGGTGCCGACGGCCATCGGCGGCGTATGCGGTTGCGTCGTGTACCCGCCGCCGCCGATGGCCGGCAGACCGGGCCCGACTTTCACGGTCAGCGCGCGCGTGGCATCCATCCAGACGTTGATGCTGTTCGTGTCGAATTCGCCGCCGAGGCCGCAGAGGCGAATCTGACTATTCCCGAACGGCATGTACGTGCTCTCGACCCGGAGGTAGAACCGGCCGCGAAAGCGCTTATGTGTGCCGGCCGGCAGCGTGGGACTGACGGCCGTGCCGGTGACCGAGGCGCCAGGAAACGCGAGCAGGTTCGAGGCACTGCCCTGCACGGCAATCTGCAGCCGGAACTGTCCACTGCGGGCCGTCGTGTTCGGGACGGTGACGCCGGCCGTGATGTTCGTCGACGCCGACGCGCGCTGCTCGCCGATGTCGCCGAGTTCCCAGCCGGTGAGATTGCGTTCCATATCAGACGCCGTAGGAAATCATCACGGTATCCCCGGGCAGCGGCGGCAGGTTGAACGCAAACGTCGTCGGCGTCATCGGGTCGTAATCGATGCCCGGGGTTTGCGCCAGGCCGTTCACGTAGACCTCCAGGTCGAGGTACGCGTGCGCGGCCGTGTACGTGCGATTCGTCCCGTCGATCGTGCCCGTCGGAATTTCGCCGGCGTACCGCGTGCCGCTGCCGCCGCCGGTCCCGCCGCCGGTGCCGCCGACGCCGCCGACGCTCAGGATCATGCTCACGTACGTCTCGGTCGCGCCGCCGACCGTGTCGTGCGTCGATCCGGCACTGTCGGTGACGACGGTCGTCAGTTCGACGTAATCGTTGACGGCGAGATTCAGCTGCGCATCGACCTGCACGGCATCCGCGAGCGCCGTCGCGTTGAAGCCGTGGGTCGCGGCCAGGACGCCATTGACCTTGATGCGGATGACGACGGTGCCGGTTGCGGTAAACGGCGCGAGGCCAATCTGCCCGAGGACCTGATAGCGACCCGCGAATCCGGCCGGCACCGTCAGCCGCGTCGGTTGGCTCGAGGACCAGAACCCGGCCGAGTCGTAACTGGTCGCCGTCATCGCAATCGGCGTCTCGGTGCCGGAGGTCAGCGTCTGGACCGTGCCCCGGTACGCCTTGACACTGGCGTTCTGCGGCGTGCGCGCATCGACGTACGCCTTCGTCGCCGCGTCGGTGGGATTCACCGGCGTGGCGACGTTCACGAGGGCATGGCCGCCCATCGATTCATTGGCCGCGAAGGGGACGGTGCCATCCGACCGGATATCGCCGCCCGCGCCGCCGCCGCTGCCGGCATGCGCATCGACGTACGCCTTCGTCGCGACATCTTGCGCGTTGGTCGGGTCGGCCGCGTTCGTGAGGGCGTGGCCGCCGAGTGACTGATTCGCAGTGAAGGGTTCGGCGCCGTCGGCCTTGATGGCCGGCACCGGGTCCTCCGCGGCCGCGGTAATCCGGCCGGCGGCATCGACCGAGAACGCGACGATTTTATGATTCGGCGTGAAGGTCTGCGCGGCCGGCTCGAGCTCGCGACTGAAGGCGCCGCCGTACGACCCGGGCACGACGGGCGTCGGCGTCAACTTGGTCGAGTCGATGCACCCGGCCAGCTTCGAGGCCGGAATCGACGCGGGCGGAATCGTCGTGCGGCCGCCGGCGTCACTCGTGACATCGCCGGCGAGTCTCGGCTGCTGATTCTTCTCGGCAATCACATCGACCGCGGCCTCGAGCACGCGCGTCGTCGGGGCACTGAGCATCATGGCCGGGGCCCACGCCGGCACGGCCGTCACGATGAACCGCGGGCGCTGCCCGACGGCCAGGTTCTCGAGCTGGTCAATCTGGACGTTCGAGATCAGATAGGACGCCGAGATGTGCGGGACCGACGTGGAAATACTGACCGTCTTGCCGGCCCGGGTCTTCAGGTCCCGCGTGGCGTAGTGCGCGGTTGGGACCGGCTGCGCGTGCTGCTTGAGAATCGTCTGCCCGCGGCGCGTGCATTCGTCCAGGGTCGTCAGCGTGTTGTCGTCAATCAACGGCCCACCGAGCCGGCCGTACTGCCCAATCGAGGCGGCATCCTCGACCGTCGCCACGATGCCCTCGGCGCCGCGGACGGTGACCGAGTTGATCAGTTGCGAGTACTCGAGCTGATAGGTGACGGCCTGGCCGATTTCCGGCCAGAGCAGATCCGGATTCCCGTCGGTGACGGCGCCCGGTGGGTCGTAGTGGGAATCGAGCGAGAACGCGTGCACGGTCGTGCCGGCCACGAAGACGTGCGCCCCGGCGAGCTCGCACGCGTTGATGAGGACCGACCATAAATCTTGCGACCCGTCGGCCTCGAGCGTGATCAGCGGCAGGCCGCCCTCGATGGAGGACTGAAATCCCGGGGCGTACTGCGCGAGGAGCGTGGTCAGAATCGTCGTGGCCGAGACCGAGTGCCAGGACCCGGTCGCGTTGCGCTTCGAGAGGAGGAACGATTGCCCGAGGGCCTCGACATCCCAAACCTCGAGCTTCTCGCGGCCGTCGGTGCGCGCCGTCGTCTTGGTAATCGGCCCCTCGAAGAGGACCTGCCCGAACGCCGACCAGGTCACGCCTTCGAGGCCGACGGGCTGCTGCGGCGTCGAGAATCCGGCCGTGTCGTGTTGGCCGAGACTCTGCGTGATTTGCGGCGGCGTGTTCTCGGTGCGCGCCAGGGAATTCGCGCCGCCCGAGGGTGAGCGGAAGCGGAGGTCGTGCGGCGGCGCGGCGTCGGCGTACGTGAAGCCATTGGTCAGGGTGACGGCCACGCCATCGGACGCCGTGACGACGATATCGACCGCGCCCGCGGCGTGCGCCGGCGTGACGAACTGCGCGAAGGTGTCGCCCGCACTCGAGACCGAGACCGCGGCGCCGCCGATGGTCACGGTCGGGGTCGGGGCCGTCGTGCCGCCGGCCGGGTCGAGGAAGCCGCGGCCGACAATCTGCACCGGCGTGCCGCCGGCCGTCGGCCCGGTGTTCGGCGTCACGCTCGAGATGTCGAGAACGTGGTCGTCGTACGTGTAAGTCGGATTCATCGCCTACGTACTCGAGACGCCGTCGGGATTCGTGACGACGACGACCGCGCCCCCGAGCGCGTGCGTCGGGGCCGTGCAGGTAATCTGATATTTCGAGACGACCGTGATGGCCGTCGCCGCGGCGCCGTCGAAGGTGACGGTCGCGCCGTCCCCGAATCCGGTGCCCCAAATTTTAACGGTCGTGCCGGCGTACCCGTGGTTCGGCTCGATGGACGTGATGACGGGCGTCGGCGCGTCACTCGGGTCGCTCGGATTAAACGCCTGATATCCCGCAGGGGCCTCGGCGGCGAGGACCAGGTGCGAGGTACTGTCCTGCGGCGTCGTCGTGTTCTGCTCGCCGCACGCCGTCGTGTCGGGGAGGACCCACCAAAACATTTCGATGACGTAATTGCCGTCGATGTAGATGTTCGTGGCGTAGTCGGTCAGGCGGAACGTCGTCGGGCTGCCGGAATAGAAGGTCCCGGTATTCCCGTGCAGGTTGCCCTGCAGCGTATGCATGTCAAACCAGGAGGTATCGTCCGGCAACGGCACCGGCGTCAGCGCGCCCGTCGTCGTGTTAATGAAACTCGGGCCCTGCGTGACGTTGCAGATTTTGACCGTCCATTCGATGCCCCACGTCGTCCCCGAGAAAATGATGTGCCCGAAGTCGATATGGCCCTTCAGATTCGTCGTCGGCGTGAAGCCCGCCGGCGCGCCGTCCGCGGTGTACGTCACGCCATCGACCGTCAACTTCGCGGCGCCGTCGAAGTCGAGCTGTAGGTCGGACGCCGGCACCGGCGAGGAGGCCGCGCCCGTCGTGTATTCCCAGTACCCGGGCGTCGATGTCGTATAAGCCCACGGCGGCGTGGGGTTCCCGAACAGGCCTCGGCCGGCGAGCACGAAGGTGCCGGACTTCGCGATGCGCCGAGGATTGATCGTGCGCACCCTCAGCTCCAGCCGGCGAGGAGACGCGACCCGGTCAAGGTCGTCGCAATCGCGCCGCTGACGGTCGTGCCGAGCTTCTGCGCCGAACTCGGATCGAAGACACCCGAGACGTTCACATTCACCGTCGCCGGCTTGCCGGCGGCCGCGCCTGGCGCGGGCGGCATCGGGGCCGTCGGCGTCGGCGGCATCATCGGGCTGCTCGAGGGGCCTGGCGCCGCGGCCGGTGCCGAGGTTGGGGCCGCCGTGAGGCCGGTCGCGCCGCCCATCTGCGCCTGATACTGCGAGAATCCGCCGCCGGTGATGTACCCGGCCAGGACGGCGTCGGCGAGGTTGTGCGTCTTGAAGTACCCGGCCGGGGCGCTGACCCGGGCGTCAGGATTCATCGTAAGAAACTGCGAGAGGCCGGCCGCGGTCGAGAGGTCATACGTGAACGCCGGCCCCGACGAGTAGTGCGAGGCCGTCATCGCGGCCTTCGCCTGGTCCATCAGCGCCTTACTCAGGTCCTCGGTCGCGCCCTTCATCGCCTCCTGTTTTTTCTTCGCGTCGTCGGTCGCGTGGCCGAAGTCGCGAATCGCGTCCTCGGCGTCCCGGTACTTCTGTTTCAGTTTCTCGAGTTCATCGCGGCCGACGCCTGGCGTGATCAACGCCTGAATGTACGTGTCGCGCGCGTTGTCGGCGAGCTCTACGACCTGCCGGAACGTGTGGTCATTGATTTCCTTGAAATCGACGCCGACGCCGTCGGCCAGTTTCCCGAACTGCGTCGTCGCGTTGGCAATCGCCGCGGCCGTCTTGCTATCGATGTCGGCAATCAACTGGTCGCTCTCCGAGTGCGTCTGCCGCAGTTGCTCCTTCGCCGCCTCGCCCTCGGCTTTAATTTTTTCAATCTCGGCGTCCCGTTTGTCGTTGATGCCCTGAATCTCCTGTTCGTTTTTCGTCTGCGTGCGGCCCGCGATGGTCTTCCCCGTATCGCGATTGAGTTTGTCGGTGTCGGCGTTCAATTTCACCGTGAGCTCGTTCAGGGTCTTCGTCGCTTCCTCGGCCTCGCGGATGTTCTCGGTGTACTGCTTGAACTGGTCGGCGCTGACTTTGATGTGATCCGCGTTCTGCTGATTCAGTTGCCCCATCTCGCGCAGCGCATCGAGGTCGGCCTTCTGCCACGGCTCGAGGGCCTTCGCACTGTCCGTCCGGACTTTGTCGAGGAACTGCGCGGCCGCGGCTTCGTCGTCGAGCGCGGCCTCGAGCCCGAGGTTGACATCCTTCGCGTCGGCCGTGTTCATCTTGAAACGTTGCTGCGCTTCGTTCGCCGCCTCGATGACGTGCGACAACTTGAACCAGCCGCCGGTCGCAATCGTGTCGGAGAAATCATTCGCGAGGGCAATCGTGGTCCTCCAGAACCCGACGCCGTTGTTCATCGCGTTGCCGACATCCTGAAACCCGGCCACGAGCTTGCCGAGGTACGAGTCCTGTTCGGTCCCGACGGCTTTCTTGAATCGCTCCCAGGCGTCGGCGTATGCCGCGAGGTCCTTGGCTTCTTTGTCGGTGAGCTTCGGCAGATTCGCCACGCGCTTCATCGCGCCCTCGGCATCGTCCGCGAAGCCGGCCATCTCGCGCCCGAGCTTTTTGAAAATTTCCTGTGCGGCGAGCTCGCGGGCGTTGCCCGATAATTTCGAGAGACCTTGCTCGATCGTCAGAAACATCGTCTTCGCGTCCATCCCTTTCAGGTCCTCGACACTGAGGCCGATGGCGTGGATGCCGCGCGCGATGGATTCGTCGCCGGTCAGGCCGGCCGCGACGTGATTGATGGCTTTGGCGAGGTCGTCATTCGAGAGGCCGTACTCCGCGGTCGCCGCCGTGATGTCTTGCAGGTCCCCGATACTAATCTGCGTTTCTTTACTGAGTCGGACGAGGGCCTGCTCGCTCTTGCCGATGTTCTCGGCGAAATTCACGACGGCCTCGACACTCAGCGCGGCCGCGAACGTCCCGCCGAGTTCTTCGGCCAGGCCGTTGATACTCAGCAGGTCCTTCTCGACCGGCTTCAGTTCGTTCGCGATTTTCTGGACGCCCGCCGGCACCTCGATGCCGAGGTTTTTCATTTTGGTGACGGCGACCGAGGCCTGCGCGGCGACCCGTTGCAGCTCCTCGGAGGTCAGCATGGAGACGCCGCCGATGCGCTCGATGGCCTCGGCCGCCAGGGTCGCCTCCTGCACCAACTTGCGGCCCTGGAATTCGTCAATCATCCGGTTCAGGCGCGGGCCCACTTTGTCCGCGCCGGCCCCGAAGTCGGCCATCTTCGAGGTCGCCTTATCGACCGCGGCGTAGAAGGCCGTGAAGTCGGCGTTGAAGGTTCCGGTCAGTTGTCCGGGCATCGGCGTTTACTCGGGTAAGGTCCCGGGCGGCCTGGCATCGTCCCGCAGAATTTTCAGGCAGACCAGGTACACGTCTTCGTCTAGGTCATCGACATCGGCATAGCGGAAACCAAATCGGGTACAGACGGCGAGTCGGGCGCGGACCTCGAGCTCCCAATCTGCCGTTTTTTTTCCTCCTGTCGCTCGGTGCGCATCCGATCTTCGTGCGCCTCGATGAGGTCCTGAATTTCGCGGAAGTCCTCGGTGTCGAGGGAATCGAGCGTGCGCGAGATGGCCTCCCGCGGTTGCCCCGCGATGATCAACGGTTCGTTACTCAACTGGTCCTTCACGGTCCAATCGACCAGGTACGCCAGGATGGTCGCCTGGCCGTGGAGCAGGCCATCCATCTGCCCGTTCGGCAAGCGCATCGCGGCGAGCATGGCCCGCCGTTCGCCGGCGTTCAGGCGCTTCTTCACGATCAAGGTTTCCCCGGTCGAGAGTGTCAGCGTGGTAATTTCCGGCCGCACGACCATCATCGTCGTTACCTTTCGGGTGCGTGCAGGAACGCACGCAGAATGCCGCCGCCAATCTCGGGCGGCGCGAGCAGCGGAAAATTCCAGAAGCCGCCGGCCTTATCGCCCAGCCGCGGCGCCGTGAAATACAACTCCTTCGGGCGTCGGAGCGCAAAGGCGTCGTACAGGAGGAGCTGCGCCTGGAGTTGCCAGCCCCTCGCGTCGGGTTTCAGTTTTTCACTCGGGTCGCGGCGTGCGGCCGGTTGCATCGCTCGCACGATGATCCAGCCGCCCAAGTCAGCGACGGGTCGATACCCCCATCGAATGTCGCCGCCGCGCCCGTGTAGGCGCAGCTGCTCGATCACGGAATCAGGTTCATCGCCCAGGGACCGGCCGCGACGAAGTCACCCGCGACGGCCGGTGCGCCGTCCACGGTCGTGTCGATATCGACATCGAGGTACGCGAGGCCCGTCCATGACGGAATTTTTCCGGGCGCGGTCCCGACGGTTTCCTGCTCGTTGGGTACGAGCTCGAGCGTCCCCGGTGTCGAGGCGTCGACGGCCTTGAAGAGCGTGAGCTCGCTCGAGTCCCAGAATCCGGCGACGGACCCGCTGATGTCCTTCAGACCCATGACGTACTTTTTGTTCGGGTCGTTGAAGCACGTCACGTCAATCTTGTTCGTCTTCTGCGACATCTTCCAACTTTTCAGGGAGGCAATCGCGACGGTCGTCGAGCCGCCGGTGTCGTCGTACTTCACTTGTCCGTACCGTCCGGTGAGAATCATGGTCGGTCTCCTTCGTTACCCCGTTTGAGTTCGGTCCCCGGCGTGCAGCGCAACCTGCACGCGATACTGCCCGCCGCGATGCTGCCAGGTCAGGCCTGGCGTGACGCCGTCCGGTTCGTCGTCGCTGACCCGGGCCTCGGTGTACATCGCCTGCACCGTGCACCCGGGGACCTCGAGCGTCCCGTCATCGAGGAGGGCCTCGATACGCCTGGCCGCGGCGTCAGCAATGTCGGCCTCGAGTGTCGAGACCAACACGAGGAAGCGGTAATCCTCGCCGACGCGTCGGCCGAAGGCGGCCAGGTCGCGCTCGGTCAGCAGCCGCACGACCGCGAAGGCGTCCCCGTTGTCGGCGGCCCAATCTTCGTACACGCCATCCGGCAGCAGCGTCACGAGGACCGGGTCGGCGTTCAGCAACGCCACGAGCGCGGCCTCGATGGTCCCGCTATCGATGAGGGTCGTCGGTGCGGCCGGCCGAGTCAGGACACCGATCATCGATGCACCGTGAGGCCGTGCTGGCGCATCATGTCGGCGAGGTCGTCCTCCATCGCCGCGCGTTCGCGCATCATCTCGGCAATGAAAATCGGATGCTTCGGTGAGCTCCCGCGATTCGCTTTTTTCTTCATCGGCTTGCCGTGTCGTTTGACGGCATCCCGACGGACGGTGCCTTCCTCGTAGATGAACGCCAGATTGGAATTACTCACGACCTTCGCGACCGCGGCAAACTCGGAGGCCTCGAGTGGATTGACGACGACATGCTCGACCAGGTCGCCGGTCTTGCCGATGTGGTACTGCTGCCGCACGGCGAGCGCGGCCCGATTGGCGTGCGCGATGACGATGTGCGCGGCCTCGCCGGTGAGGTCTCTCGGGAGATTCCGCAGGTCGGCCTTGAAGGCCTCGAGCCCGGTGAAGACCAGTTTGTTCTCGCTCATGCGACCGCCGAGACGAAGACGGTCGCGCTCGGCGTGCCGTCGATGTTTCCGCCGATTTGCCAGAGCGCGCCCTGATACCCGACGCCGGCGCCATCGTCCGAGGCGACCGGATACGGGCCCACACTGCCCCAGCTCACGCCGCCGTCGCTCGAGGCGTAGACCGTCCCGTTGTAGTCGGTGGCATTGAACCCGCCGAAGAGGTAGATCACGCCGGCCAGGACCGCGGCCGAGTGCCACGCCAGGGCAATCGGGAGCGAGCCGATACGGCTCCAGGTGCCGCCGTCCATCGACGCATAAATCGTCTGCTGGTACACCTCGGGGCCGCCGTCGTCATTCGCGCCGCCGATGATCAGGATTTGGTCATCGAGCACGACGGCCGCGTGACCGTAGAGGCCGAGGGGCAACGCGTTCGCGCGCTCCGTCCAGACGGCGCCATCCGGAGACGTCAGGACCGAGGCCGACGCGGCGCCCGTCGTTTCGTTGTACCCGCCGATAATCGCGAGCGCCCCGTGAAACGGCACGGCCGCATGTTCGTCCAGCGCGAACGGGAGCGCGTCGGTCCCGACTTCCGTCCAGGTCGAGAGGTCGAGCGACTGAAACACCTTGCGGCCGGGTATGCCGTCCGGGTCGTCACCGCCGCAATAGAACACGGTCGCCCCGTTCACGACGGCCGCGCCGTAGCGGAGTGCCGGTAATCCGGTCACGCCGAGCGAGCTCCACGGGCCGCCGCTCGAGGTCACAACCGACGGCGTATCCGCGCCGCCAATCACGACCATGCGCCCACCGACCACGACGGCCGCGCCGCCGACATTCGGCGCCGGCAAGGCATCGGCGGCTTCCGTCCAGACCAGGGCCGACGGCGCCGGCACGCCGACCGCGAACACCACGCGATACACGCCGCCCCGGAGATGCCAGCGGACCGACGGATTCGTCAGGTCCGGCCGGGTCTCCCGAATGCGCCGCACTCGGTACATCGTCGCGAAGGTGAACTGGTCCACCGCGAACGGTTGGTCCTCGAGCAGTTCATCGATGCGCAACGCCGCGCCCTGGCAATCGGGATTCGCGGTCGAGAGGCCCGAGGCCACGATGCGGTACTGCGTATCCTCCTGCACTCGGCCCCCGAACGCCGGCACGTCGGTCTGCTGGTCGATGGTGACCGTCACGTACCGAGTCGCGCCCGGAGGCCCGAGCCCGTAATACACGCCGTTCGGCATCAGCGCCAGGAGCGCGGCATCGGCGCCGAGTTTCGCAATCAACGCGTTATCGATGGCCGAGGAATCGGCGGCGTGCACCGTCATCGAGTCGCTCCGGCCGTCTCGGTCGTGATGACGCTACAGGTGCAGACCAGCTCGCGCTGCCGCGCCTCGGGTGACGCGACCGAGATGACGTGCAGCACGCGGCCCTGGTCATCGAGGATGCGCGAGGCCGTCGTGATGTCGGCCCGATAGGCGCCGGTGATGGTGAGACTCGGTTGCGTCAGGACGACACCCTCGAGCGATTTGATTTGCTCCTGGCCGCCGCCCGCGAGTTCGTCGATGGCAACGAACCAATACACCGGCACGGCGTCCGCGAAGGTCTCCTGATAATCGCCGCCGGCCGGCGTCGGCGTCGGATTCTGCACCCGCACGAGATGAAACGCGCGGCGCCCGGTGGGAATCGGCGACCCTGGCATCGGTTAGGCCTTCGAGGGCAGCGGGACAGGCGCGGGCGTGTTCGGCGGCCCGCCGCCGGCGAGCGCCGGGTCGCGCCGGCGTCGAAGGATATTCGTGATGTGCGGCGAGAGCTGCGACATCTGGCCCGGGTCGGCCGCGGAATGATGCTGCGCGGCGCCTTGGTCCTGCGGGTCGTCGCCGCGGAATCGATAGAGCTCGGTCAACTGCAGGAGGATGCACGCCTGGACATCGGCCGGCGTCGTCGTTTCATCGACCCATTCGACCGGATATGTTTTCAGATACCCGAGGATGATGGCCTCGGCCGCAGCGAGTTTCAGCGCGAGGTCGTTCTGGCGTGGGTCGGGCGGCGTCGTGTCGAGCTGTATCGGCAAGAGCAGATGATCGACGGCCTGCTGGAGGGTGACGAGCGCCATTACCGGGCCCTCAGTGCATCGACGGTTTCCTCGAAGCCGCGGCCCCGTGGGCCGGCCGGCCCGGTCGGGCCGTCCTTGCCGTCCTTCCCATCGCGGCCGCACTTGACGGCCAGGGTCCAGCCCTTCGCGCCTGGCGTGCCGGGTTTGCTCGAGGTCGTTTCTCGGCAGGTCCAGACCGAGCCGCCCCACGTCACGCACTCGCCCGCGGCGTAGGTCGTGCCGTCCTTGAAGACGCCGGCGTACTGCAGGAAGGGCACGACGAAGCGCCAGGTCTTGCTGCGGTCGCCGGCCATCATGCGCAAGGTCAGCGTCCGGGTCTCGGTGTCGAGGTCTGCGCCGAGGTCATCGAACCCGAGGCCGTCCGCGCCGTCCTTCCCAGGAGTCCCGGCCGGACCCGGCACGGGCGGACGGGCCTCGAGTCCGGCGACCCGTTCGCGCAGGACCGTCAGGGTCTCGGCCATCCGGTCGAGGGCGACGACTCGGGCCTCGGTGACGGCGACCCGTTCGCCGTAGGCCGCGAGGCCACGCTCGAGGGTCTCGGCCAGGCCTGCCGGCCCCGTGGCGGCCCGTGCGAGGCCGGACTGCGTCTCGGCCAGGGCGGCCGCCTGGTCGCGCCCGCGGGCCTCGGCGGCCTCGAGTCGGGCCTGGAGGCCGGCCATCGCGACCCGCACCGGCTCGAGGGCCCGGTCGAGGACATCGAGGAGCGCGTCGGCAACCGGGTCGAGGTCAGGCGGCAGCACGGTAGCGCTCGCGCCCCTTCCGTCGGAGGGCCTCGGCCAGGCCGGCCTCGGTCGAGGGCGGCGGCGGCGTCGGCGGCGTGCTCGAGGTCCCGGTCGGCGGCGGCGTGGCCGGCGTCGGTTTCGTGAACGGGTCCGCGGCGTCCCGTTGGGCGAGGGCCTCGAGCGAATAGTACTGCTGCTGGACCATCGGGGAGTCGCCGCCGTCGGCCTTCCCGATGCCGTAATACTTCTGGCGGGTTTCGTTCGGCGAGAGCACGCCCGCGGCTTTCGCGGCCGCCTCTGACCGGGTCTTCGTGTCCATCCAGATCAGATCATCGATGTCGAACTCGGTGCCGTACTGCGTGCCGTTGATCGGATTCAGGAGGCCGAGCCCGTCATCGAGGGCCTTCTCGAGTGAGGTCATCAGCGTTTGCAGACACTGCGAGTAATAGAGCTGGACCAGGGGCTCGACGTTCGCGTACGGCGGCGGCGGCCCGATGCCGATCATGTACGGCGCGACGTGATAACACGCGCAGACGTTCTCGGCCGTCCACTTCAGTTGCTCGATCATCTGCGCATCGACGGCCGACATCGTCATCGGTTCGTACTTCAGCCCGTCCCCGAGGACCGCGACCTTGCCGACATTCGCGCCCGAGAAATTGTCTTGCCAGTACTTGCTGAGCGTCTGCGCCGTGGTGTCGGAAATCGCGCCAGGCGCGAGGAGCATGCCGCCCGGTGTCGAGCCGTTGGTGAAGAACTGCGTCGAATTGTTCTGCATCGCGAGGCCTTGGGACGCCGCCAGGCCGCACGCGAAAATCGGCGACACCCCGACCAGTGGATGGAACAGCGCAACCATCGTGTCGTGGATGATTTCGCTGGCCGGCACCGTGATGGCGTCGGGCAGCTCGGAGAGGTAATCGGCCGAGAGCTGGTAGTACACCGACCCGTCGGGTGCGACCAGCGGCCGGACCAGGGCCGAGTTCAAAACGTACAGCTGATTCACGACGCCGCGGTTGTCGCGCTGCTTGAGGATGTACGCGTTGCCCCAGATCAATTTAGAGATCAGCCACTGCTCGAGGAATTTGACGATCGTCTGATAGTGATTCGGTTTCCGGAGGACCGGCGAGAACGCCGGATTCGCGGTCTCCTCCCACACGTCATCATCGGTCTGCTCGACCAGTCGCAGATTCAGTTTGCCGATGTCGCCGGCAATCAACGTCACGCACGCGAAGACCGCGAAGTACGCGAGGACCTGGTCGGCCCGGAGGTAGACGTTTTGCTGCCAGGCGCCGGTGAAGGATTCGCGGATGTACGGCCACCACGCCCCCGGCCAGCCGAGGCCGCTACGCCCGACCGGCATCAGCGCCGACTGATTCCCCGGAGGGGCAGATGAATTCCCGGGCGAGGCCTTCGTGCGGGTAATCGAGAGACCGAGGACGTTCACGGTCGTTAGTCGCCTGACGACGACTTCTTCCCGTGCGACTTCGGCTGCGCGTTGTGATGCGGCTCGAGGGGCGGCGGGTTCCGGTGTTTCGGTTTCGGCGCGTCCTCGGTGACGATGCGCACCCGATTAGACGCCACGAGCCACTCGAGCGCGTTGCGTTCGGCGGCGTCCTTGATCGTGAGCTCGACCCGGGAGCCTTGCAGATGCGTCTCGCCGTACCACGGGATATCGGCGAGGACCTCGACCGAGACGGTCTGCTCAGGGGAGTCCGCTGTCTGGTCCGTCACGGGTGTTTACTCCTCGATGAACCCGAGCACGCGCGCCGCCGGTCGGGGTTCAGGCGACCGACGGCGCCTCCGAGGGGCCGCGCCTGCTTACGCGGCCAAGTACGTTTGCTGTGTGTACTGGACCGACGCCAGGCGCGCGCGCTTCCAGTTGATGAAGCGGTCCGCGCGGAGGCCGACCAGGTTGTTCTGCCAGAGCGACTGCATGACGGTCGTCGCGAGCATCGGATTGTCCGGGGCCGAATCCATCTGCACCGAGGCCTCGCGCGAGACATCGATTTCGACGCCGCCATCGTCCGCGATCAGGATGCCGTTGCCCTGGACCAGGATGACGTTCACGCCGAGCGCTTGACTCGTGATGACCTGGAACCCGAGGACCGTGCCGCCTTGCGCGTTCAGGCCCGGGTACAACGGTTGCCCGAGCGGATTCAGTGCGCCGGCGAGCGCGAGCGCATTCGTCTCCGACATCAGGAGGACCGCCCCGGCCGTCGTCAGATTCGCGGCGACCAACTTGCCCGCGAGCGTCAGGATGTCCGTCCGCGCATTGGCCGGCGTCGCGCCGGCACTGGCCGTGAGGGCGACGCCGTTGGTAATCGAACCCGGCGACACGTTTGCGACCGGCGCGAGCGTCGGGTCGGTGAACTGCGTGGCGAGGAAGGCCGCGATGCCGGCAATCATGTCGCGCCGGATGATGTCTTCGGCGCTCGGCGTCGAGACCCGCGCGAGTTCCTCCGAGATGACGATGATGCCCGAGCACTTCGCGATGCCGAGGGTCTGCGCATTGAAGGCGAGCGCGCTCACGGGTTTCGGCGCGTTCTGCCCGACCCATCCGTACGTGCCGCCGCCGGTCTGCCCGGCGACCGAGACGTTGAACGGGACGTGACGCATCCCGGGCACGCGGTCCACAATCGACGCGTTCCGCAGGAGCTCGAGGAATTCCGTGAGCAACGGTTTCATCGGCGCCAGGGGACCGGCCCACACGGCATCGGTCGTCGTGCCGACGGCGACCGCGGCCTTCAGCGCGAGTTCAACCTCGGGCGTCGAATCGCGCCACTGCTTGGCAATCTCGGCGGCCTGCATCAGATTGCCGCGCGACATGATCAGCGCGCGCGCGTACCGGGTGAAGCCGGTCGCCTTCGGGAGATTCGGCGCGAGTTGAATGACGACGCCGCGCCGTTCGGCGGCCGCGGCATTCGGGTCGGCCGGCCCGGTGACGGCGACGGCCCTCGCGATGTTCAGCTGCTCTTGCTCGTGCAGGCGCACGAGATGCGCATCGACGGCTTTCACCTTCGCACCGAGGGTGTCGTACTCCTCGCCCTGCGCGGCATCGAGGGTCGTGCCGGCGTCGGCGGCCGTCTGCATCAGCGCGGCCTGGCGTGCGACATCGGCGGCGCGCGTGGCTTCGTAACTTTTGATCTGGTCTGGAATGGTCATAGCGGTCGCGCCTCGCTGGACGCGTACGACGGGAGTACCCGAAGCGCCGGGTCGGTGAACGGTGCCGGTAGCGCCCGGCGGCAGATGGACCTGGTCGAGACGTTTGATCGTTTCGATGGTCGCATCCTGGTTCGCGGGAATCGTCACGAGGGAGAGCTCGAGGACTTCCGTCTTGATGAATCGATACGCCGCGGCGTCGTTCATCCAGGCTTCCTCGATGGCCCGGAATCCAATCGACACGGCGGCGAGGAGGCCGGCCTTGATCGATTGCCAGGCCTCCTCGACTCGGTCGTGCAGGGTGCCGGGTTCGTCAATCGTCGGCAGCGAGGCCTCGAACTCGAGACCGTCCTTCGTCGGCGGAAAAAATTTGACCGTGCCGACCGGCTTCTTCGTGTCGTGGTACAGGAGGAGCGGGACCGGATTCTTAAACGACATCCCGAGGGGCTCGACAATGTCTCCGAGTCGGTCGGGTGTCGGTGTCGAGGCCACGCCGGTAATCACCCGGAGGTCAGGATTGGCGGCCTTGACGTGCAAGACGCTATACGCCCGGTTCATATGGTCGAGGCCTGAGAGTGTGCGGGAGGCCCTCGGGTTTTGGCTGCTGAAACCTGGCCGAAAACCCTAGGATTCCGGCCCGTTTCGGGTCGTTTGACAATCCTAGGATTTAGCGGGAGAATAGGTCTATCGGTTGGGGCAATTAGGCCCCCTGCTAATCGAAGGGTTCAAGACACTTTATGAAGGCCATCACAACCAAATTCCTCGGCGCGACCAATACCCGCGGCTCGAGGATTTCGGCCTCGGATTCCGACGGCAACCGGGTCACGATTTCCTACCCGCACGAATTGAGTGGCGAGGCCGTGCACCGGAAGGCGGCCGAGGCCCTCTGCCAGAAGATGCACTGGTCGGGGCCCCTGGCCGGCGGCGCCGTGAAAACCGGGTACGTGTTCGTGTTCGTCTCGACAGCAAAGGACGTGCAGTAATGACCTCATACAATCCTGGCGCCGAAGGCATCCAGGCGGCCCGCACCGAGGCCGCGGTCAGAAAAAATCTCGCGGTCGTCCGTCAGCAGATGGCCGACCTGGCCGGTCTGGTTGACCTCCTCGCCGCCGGCGAATTCACCGGCGCGACGGTGGGCACCCTGGCCTGCATCAGTGAAGGCCTCGAGTCCATCCTCGATGCCAATGATGTCGAGGTCAAGTGATCATGCTGACCAAATCGATTGCCGGTCATCGTCTGACACTCGTGGAAGGGGTGTGCTATCGGGCCTCGCGCCCCTTCGCGACCCGCGGCCGCCGGGAGTACCCGGTGACCATTGAACCGATTGACGGGGCCGAAGTCGCGCCCGTGGTCATCTCGAAACTCGGGTACGCCGCCGCCGATGCCCTCGTGTGCGCCTTCAATAATGGCGTTACGTCCTTCGATGGCCGGGTCTGGGGGAACCGATGAAGGAAATTCCAGAGGAGGCCCGCGCCCGACAATGGGCGGCCGAACTCCGCGCCAACGCCGAGGCCTATCACGCCGGCACGATCGAGTATGCCGGATACACGACCGAGAATCTGCGCATTTGGGACGCCGCCCGGGCCGCCGGTCTCCAGCAAACGGTCTCGCTGTTTCTCGGTCAACCGATGCCGCGCCGCCTCGGCGGCCGCCGGGTGTCCCGATGACCGGCCGGTTCACGGTCGGGTGTCGGGTCTCGGGCGGCGTCACCGGCACGCGCGAGGCAACACTGAAACGCCTTGGCGAGATTCAGTACTTCGAGACCCGGGACGCCGCCGAGGCCGAGGCCCGACGCCTGAATCGCGAGATGAATCACATGCGCTCGACGGCGTTTTTTCAGTACTGGGTTCAGGAGGAGAGCTAAGATGCCTGCCCGCAAACGGGGTTATTCGCGACAGTTCCCGAGTTACGCCGACACCGGCAAACGCTACATGCTGGATCAAATCCCGGCAACGTTCTGGCGCGACGTGCGCGCGAAGGCCCGCCGAGATGGCACGTCGATTCGTGCGTTGATTCTTCGATTGCTGACGATTTGGTTACAGACCGAGGCCGTGCCCGGTGAGGAGGTCCGATGAAATCTATCCGCGAACTGTTCCGCGAATTGTCCATCCGAGAGGGGCAGGCCCTCGCGGCCGAGTATCCGCCGGCCGAGGGGCCGCAATGCCAGAGCGGCTCGAGGACGCACGACGGCCGGGTCTACATCTGCACGCGGCCCGAGGGGCACGCCGGCCCGCACCTGGCGCATATCCCGGGCCCCTCGGCCATCGCGACCTGGTCCGGCCTCTCGCGCACCGACCGTTCCTAATCGTCCTCTTCCTCCTCTTCGTCGTGCCGGTGCCCGGGAAACGGGCGCCGGTCCTCGACCCGTTCATCGATCAATTCTCGAATCACGCCGGCCATCCCTGTCCCCTGCTGGTCGGCGACCCGTCGGAGTTCCAACCGTTGGGCCGGCGTGACCCGAACCACAATGCGCTGCGAGGCGGCCGTCTCATACAACGGCGGCCGGCCTCCCGTGCGTTTGTCGCTCATTTGGTGCCTCCCCCGACTACGACGATTTGATATTCCGGGGCCCGAACCTTCGGCATCTCGAGTGCCTTGGTGCCCATGATCGTCCCGACTACGCCATCGATGCGCTTGGCGGCATTCTTCGGCTTCACCGGCCGAATCCGCCCAGCGTCATCGGTCTTGACGGCGACGTTCTCGAAATTCCATCGGAGCACGCGATGGCCGTCGTGCCGGACGCGTCGGCCTTTGATCAGGGCCTCGACAATCTGCGCCGGCTCGCTGAGCATCTTATAGTTCTGTAACACTTCCACAACCGAGAGGCCGGCCAGGTCGCGCAACCGACTCGCGAGGTCCGTGGCGAACGCCGGGTCATACCCGATGCCGCCCTGCTTCAATCGCGGATACCGGGGCACGATCCGGGTCGTGATGTCCTCGAAGATCCGGTCATAGTCGATGACGTCGCCCTCGGTCGCCGTGACCAGGCCGAGGTCCCGCCAAAGGCCGTACGGCACGCCGTCCACGCGTTCGTGCAGCTGCATCGTGTTCTCGGGAATCCAGAAGTGCGGCCGCACGAACAGTTCATAGTTCAAGGTGACGCGGCGCTTCGTGTGTTCGCCGGTGTCGTCGTTTTTCTCCATGATGTCGATGGCCGTCTCGACTTCGAGGAATCGACGGAAGACGACGACGAAGGCGGCGAGGTCCCACTTCTGCGCCAGGTCGAGACCGGCCGCGCATTCGAGCTCGAGGAGGACCGGGTCCTCGAGCGGACCGGCGCACGCATCCCACCAATCGAGCGGAATCCAGGCCGTCGCCTGGTTCGTCCAGCGATTCAGGTGATACCGCTCGAAGTCGTTTCGTTTGCGGGGTTCGGCCGCGGCCTCGCGCGCTTCCTCGGCCACGCCGTCGTGTTTGATGGTCGTCCCGTGCCCGGGATTCACGCGGCGCCAGAGCGCCGGATTATTCCACGGCTCGCCCTTCTGCGCCTCGAAGATGACCGGCAGGGTCGTCTCGAGCTCCGACGCGTTGCCACTCAGCACGCGCTTCGCGAGGTCGTACTCTTCGTAGCAGATGCCTTCGTCGTCGTCGCCGGCGTGCGTGATGATGATCAGCAGCGGTTGGTCCCGCTTGTCCATCGATTTACGGAGGGCCTCGAAGAGGTCCCGATTTTTCTGCGCGTGCAGTTCATCGAAGATGATGCCGTGCGGCCGAAACCCGTGCTTCGTGGCGGCGTCACTCGAGAGGACGATGTACCGCGAGTAGAGGTCCGGCCAGGTAATCGCATTTTTCACAATCGCGCAGCCGTCCATCAGGTCGGGCGAATTCTCGACCATGACTTTCGCGTTGTCGTGGACGGTGCGGGCCTGGTTCCGGTCGGCCGCGACCGCATAGACCTCGGAGGCCGGCTCGCCGTCGAAGCGCGCGAGGTAGAGCCCGAGGCCGGCCCCGAGCGGACTCTTGCCGTATCCCTTCGGGCAGAACGCGAACAGCTTCCGGATGCGTCGGAGGCCGTCGACGGCCCGACGCCAGCCGAACATCGGCCGGATCATCAGCAGCCGCTGGTCGTCGCGAAGCTCGAAGGCCTGGCCGGCAAACGCGCCGATGTGATGCTGGAGAAACAACGGGAAGAACGATTCCGCGCGTGCGGCCTTCGCGGCATCGAAGTAGTACCGGCCCTCGTGGGTTTCCCACCGACGCCGCAGCGTGGACCAGGTCGCCTCGAAGTCGAGCGAGACACCCGGCCAGCGTTCGGCCGGTGAGCGGCCTCGGCCCCACCACGGCGCGACGGGCGGACGGCGTACGTGCATCGAGGTCAGCCCCGAGAGAGCGCGAAGAATTTGGCGCGGCGCTTATCGAGGGTCGTCTGGACGCTGCCGGGGCCTTTGACCTGGACCTTGCTGCGTGATGTCGGCGTGAACCCGAGTTTTTCATCGACCTGCCCGAGTAGGTGCAGGGTCTTGTTTGCCATCACGCGCGCCGGGTTCGGCATCGGGTACTTGTGTTTGCCGGCCGCGATGACGTGCGGATGCTTGACGGCCTCGGCGAGCTGCGACTGCCAGGTTGCCCAGAGTTCACAATGCGCGACCGCCAGGGGTTTGTCGCTCGAGGTAATTTGCCCGATGCGAATGGCCGGGACGATCGCGCGAATCCATTCGGCGCGCGCGGCATCATCGGTGAGTTCCACCGGGCACGCCGTCTCGAGCGCGTCCGGTTGCGGTTCGTCTCGATTGATCGGGCGGCCGCTCGGATTCCCCCGGAGGAGTCGCAACGCCGTCGGCGTCCGCTTGCGGCCTGGCATTTATTGCGTCTGACGTTTGATGAATTCGCGCAAGACACCGAGCACGTCTGCCCGGTCGGCGCTCGAGATGTAGAACAGGTCGCCGCCCTCGCCGTACTTGAAGAGCATCAGCATGAAGCCCCAGCCGACCGGCAGGCCCGACGAAATCCGTTCGGCGAGTTCTCGGAGCATCCCTTGAATCTCGAGCGGGTCGGGAACCGTGTACTGGACATCGGGCGGCGACGGCGTCACGGTCCCGCCGACCGCCACGAAGGCCTCGCACTCGCGCCGGAGTGTCTCGAGTCGTTCGACGCCTTGGTCCTCGGAGACGGTGTCGCTGCCGACATTATCGAGGAGGAGCTCGAGCATGATGTACGAGCCGGCGAAAAACGCGCGCCGGGTTTCGAGGATTTGCGTCTCACTTGCCCCGGCGTGGATGGCCTTTTTTCGATACGACTCGAAGAGCTCGGCAATCGTGATCACGGTCCCGTCCTTTCGGCCCACGCCCGCACGTCCATCTCGAGCGTAAATCCTTCCGCGGGCAGATGCGCGAGATGCTGCCACTTGAACGATTGATGCAACGCCGACGCGCGTTCGGGCTCGAGGCCCGCGGCCAGGAGAATCGCAATCGCGAGCTGCGCCGGCCCGCTGCCGCCGTATCCCCAGTTGAACCCGGCCGGCGAATGATTCCAGACCTGCAGCGACGGCTCGAGGAGCAGGAGGTCGCCGTCAACGCGCACGACGGCCGCCCCGTGTTCGTCGCGCCGGGCGTGCGGCGTTCGTGTCGCCCGCGCCGGGGCCCATCGCAATCGGCACGCTCGAGGAGGCATGCCGGACGGCCTCGGGAAACCAGGCGTACTCCGTCGCATTCGCAAACCAGTAACAGGGCTCGAACGCGTTTTTAAATCGATGGACGACCTGCTGCGGAATGCCGGTGCGGAGCCACACGAATTCATCGACGAATACCCATTTCGCGTCACGGACCATCGCACGGACCAGGTCGAGGACGTAGAGACTGCGCTCGATGTCGCGGGCGTGCGGCTTGATGTTCAGCACGAAGTGTCCGACGCTCGAGAGGAACGGACGGAGCGCGGCCTGCACCCGGAGAAACCACGCGACGTACTGCGCCTCGGGAATCCCGCCGTACATCTGTTTCCGCTGCTCGGCGTACGGCGGCGAGGTCACGATCAAATCGAGGGGCGCCCCGTCACCCTCGACCAGGGCCGCGATGATGGCCGGGTCCTCAACCGAGCCGCACGCGAGTCGATGCCGGCCGAGCGTGAAGACCTGGCCGGCCACGATGTCGGTCGGCCGCAACGCCGGCATCGCATCCGGGTCCGTCTTCGGAGAGGTCGAGACGGACCACGCCGCTTGTTCGTCGGTCGTCCAGAACGGCTCGAGGGCGAGGCCGGCCTCGCGGTCCTTGGCGAGCTGTTCCCAGTTCCATTCGGCGAGCTCGGCCGTCCGATTGTCGAAAATCGCGAGGGCCCGCTTCTGCTCGGCCGTCAGGCCTCGGCGACGGACCGCAATGATTTCGTCGCCGTCGGTCTCGATGATTTTCAGCTTCGTGATGCCGGCGGCCTCGGCTGCGGCCCGGACCCCGTTGCCGGCGAGAATCAGATCATCTTCATCGATGACAATCGACCGGGCGGCCCCGACGGCCCGCAGGGAGGCCTCGAGCATGCCGAGATTCCGCTCGCCGTGCCGGCGTCGGTTCTCCGGGTCGGCCTTGAGGTCAGTTACCCGCACGAGCCCCTCCAGGGTGCCGGCCAGGTCCGGAGGCCTCCAGACCAGGGCCCACCAGCCGAGGCCCTAGGGAGGCCGGCCAGAGGCCCCAATATAGGCCCTACATCAAATAGCCGTCGCGCGCACAAGGA